GACTGGTGGTGACCAGACTGTTATCATTGAGGGTAATGGTAATCTCGTGTATCAGGGTAACTTGAACATGAAGGTGACTGGTGACTATAATGTTGATGTGGGTGGTAACTACAATGTCAATGTTGGTGGTAGTCTACGTGAAGAGATTCAACAGAATCACCGAACCATCACAACAGGTAATCGTGAAGAGACTGTTAAGAAGACCAAGACAAACCGAACCTTGAGTACTGTTACTGATGTTATGTTAGCAGACTATAATCAGTTTGTCAAGTTAGACCAAAAGAATTTTGTTGAAGGAAATATTGAGATTGCTGCGGAAGACAATATCCTTATCTCAGGTAAAGAAGCAGTCGCAATCACAAGTAAGAATGCAAACATCACTGGTGCGAAGTATGTTTCTGTTATGGGACAGAAGGGTGCAATCGGTGGTAGAATGGTTGACTTTACTGGTAATGTATTCCAAGGTGGCGAGGGCCCAGTCGAGTTCAACTCAGGTGCAAACTTCTATGGTACGTTCTTTGGTAAGGCATCGGAAGCATGGAAAGCGAATAACGCAAACAATGCAGACCTTGCACTTAGGTCATACTATGCCGCAAACGCAAAGGCTGCACTGACCGCAGTGACTGCTGGTACTGCTGCAGAGGGCCCATCATCATTTACTGCACCTGTTCTATTAGCTGCAGGGGCGCACGTACCATTTTTTGCAGAAGAACAACAGTATCCGAGTTCGGGGCCTGCGGAAGTACAGATTACAGGTGAATGGGTAGTAGGTCAAGCAGTTAATGGTGATTATGCAATCAGAACTGTTGTGGTAGATGGTGGAGATGTGTTGTTGACCAAGACATTACTATCAGATGATTATAAGGATGTATTCGAGAAGATTCCGACAACCCAAGAGATTCGTTCCGCATTTAGAAACTCTGCATCACGTGATGCAATTGGTTCAACCCTTGTTGCAGAAGAAAGACTGAATCCACAATATAAAACAAAGTCCCCACCTTCGATTGGTAGGTCGGCAAAGAAATCGCCATCATCAAGATTCGGATTTGAACCAATTGGTAATGCAATTGAAAATAGAGGAAAGAGATTTTTACCATGATTATATTAGTTGACCCAGTATACAATCCAGAGAAACAAGGTTCGATAACTTCTGCAACCAAGTTAGGGCCTGGCATCACCATTGCAAAGTTCCTTGGTGCGTATGGTGACCGAACTCCGTTCAACCATGTCGTAACCAATACAGAGAGAAAGAGAATCGCAAGACACTTGTACCTACAGGCAGAAGCGATGCGAATCATTAATGGTAATACCAAGAACTTCAATGACGTTCGTTTGATTGTCTCTGAAGGAATTTATCAGATGAGAGAACCAGATGTAAATAATGAAACGATGCAGAAGAAGTCTGATGGTAGGTTGGTGTACTACCAAGTAGTAGACCAAGAAGGTAAGATCGATCTAGAAAGAACATATGATGTTGCGGAATACTGGAAGGATTATGTGAAGTTTGGTAAGTTGTATCTTGACTATGACAACTATAATCCCGATGGAAGTCTTTGTGCCTCAATAGGATTAGAGTTTCCAGAGACCCCCGAATCATTTGATATTAATTTTGCGGGTGATGTGGAAACTTATTATAATAATGAGTTAATGAGTAAGGATGAATTAGTAGAAATTAAAGAAACCGAGTAAAAAGGGTTATAAATAGAAGTATGGCGATACGAAGAGCATTTGCACAAGAAGACAACAACCTCCAAACCTCGTCAATATCGAGCAGTCGTACACGACAGTATACTGATATTGATTTGACACTTGCGATTAAACCTACTAGTGGTGAAGTCTACAAGAAGTCAAATGGTGGTGCGGTTAAACAGGCTGTCAAGACTTTAATCCTTACAAATTTGTTGGAGAAACCATTTCGTCCAGACTTTGGTGGAAACTTGAGAGGACAATTGTTCGACTTGGCCGATAGAGGCAAGTCTACGGTATTGAAAAGAAATATCATAAAGAATATAGAAGTTTATGAACCAAGAGCAGAAGTACTATCTGTTGATGTTAATCTTCAACCCGATAGAAATTCATTAGATGTAACAATAAAATTCAAAGTAGTTAACACAGAAGAAGAGACCACGTTCACTACAACACTTGCAAGGTTAAGATAAAATGGCGACAACAATAAAATCAACCTCATTAGACTTTGATGCAATCAAGAACAACTTAAAGACGTTCCTTGCACAGAAGGATGAATTTGCGGATTATAACTTCGAGGCGTCTGGTCTCTCAAACATTCTGGATGTTCTTGCATATAATACTCACTACAATGGATTGACCGCAAACTTTGCATTGAACGAATCATTCCTTGGGACTGCACAACTTCGTAGTTCGTTGATTTCTCTTGCAGAAGGTATTGGTTATATTCCAGATAGTATGACATCATCTCAGGCGATTGTCAAGTTATCTTTGAATCTTGCTGGTGTTACAGATAGAACCTCAACTATCCAAATTGAATCTGGATATAAGTTTAATGCAACTGTTGACGAAAAGGAGTTTGTGTTCCAGACAGTGGAAGACATCAGTGCAGAAGACAACGGTGAAGGTTTATACGAATTTCAGGATGCGAGTGGTAGTAAGAATATTAAGATTCTTGAAGGTACTGATAGAGTTAAAACTTTTTTGGTACATCGTGCAGAAGACAATGCGGTTTATATTATTCCAGACAAGACAATGGATATGAATACTGCGATTGTTCGTGTATATCAATCACCATCAAGTTCAGTCTTTTCAACATATACAAATATATTAAAGGCAAATACAATTAGTGCAAACTCTACACTGTATATCTTAAAAGAATCACCCAATGGTTTCTTTGAATTATCATTCGGTAATGGTTCTACTTTGGGTACTGCGCCTACAACTGGTTCAAAGGTTACGTTGAATTACCTTGCGGTAAGTGGCGCAGAATCCAACACTGCGAAAGTATTTGAACCACAATCAAATGTCTCTGTTGGTGGTAGTTCATATGAGATGACTGTATCAACAGTTGCCAAGGCGGTAGGTGGTTCGGATAAAGAGTCGATGGAATCTATTCGTCAGACCGCACCATTTCAGTACGCATCTCAGAATCGAATGGTAACTGCCGCTGATTATAAGACACTGGTATTGAGAAACTTCTCCACACTCATTAAAGATATGCAATCCTTCGGTGGTGAAGATGCACTTGAACCACAATTTGGTACAGTGTTCTTGTCGATTCTATTCAATGCTGATGTTGATGCGGTTACTGAACAGGTCACGAAGGATTCCATCATAGACCTTGCAAAACAATTATCGGTTGCATCGTTTGGTCTTAAATTCACCGACCCAGTTAAGACATTTATTGAGTGTAGAACATTCTTTCAGTTTAACCCGAACTTGACTACTTTGTCAAGAAACTCTATTCAGGACACAGCGAATAATGTAATCAGAACTTATTTTGATGAGAACACTGGTAAGTTCGGTCAATCATATAGACGTTCTAATCTATTATCACTGATTGATGACATAAGTCCTGCTATCCTATCTTCTCGTTCGGAGACATTTGTTCAGAGACGATTCTCACCGACACTGACTGCGATTCAAGATCACACATTACGATATGCGGCCGCTTTGGCGGTTCCCGATGATGTTAACCATATCATAACATCAAACCAGTTTGTATTACAGAACAAAAACTGTATCCTAAGAAACAAACTAAATACTAACAAACTAGAAGTATTTAATACCGAAGATACCGAGGTTCTTGTTGACAATGTGGGTTCTTATGATGGCGATACTGTGTCTATCGTAGGTCTTCAAATAGACAACTTTGTTGGTTCGGATACCTTTATCAAGTTGAGTGCAAAACCAGCGAATGAAAGTGCTATCACTCCATTTAGACAAGATATTCTTGAATTTGATCAATCTAACACATTCTCAAGAATCGTTGATGTTGCGCCTGGAGTAACAAACTAATGAGTAGTAGGAAAGATGTTACATTAACTGACATCAACAGGAGAGAACTCAATTTTATTGACCATAATATTGAACAAATTCTCCCTGATTTCTTTAGAACCGAATATCCTAAACTCATCTCGTTATTGAAAGAGTATTATGAGTTTGAAGAGAGTGATGACTCTCCAGCAAACCTCATCCACGAATTGTTCTATAGTCGTGATATTACACAAACGGACATCGGTCTTTTATCTTATATTGAAGATGAGTTGTTGTTAGGACAATCCTACTTTGAGGGATTCAAAGACAAACGTGCGGCCGCAAAATATTCTAACCAGTTATATCGTTCAAAGGGAACTAAGTTCTCTATCGAACAGTTCTTCCGAACGTTCTTTGGTGTTGACCCTGCAATTGAGTATACAAAAGATCAAGTATTCAAGGTTGGTGAAGTAGGTTCAGAGATTGGATTCAACTCATTGAAATATCTGACCAATGATAAATTATATCAGACATTTGCGGTTCTGATCAAGACTGACATATC